AGAGTGTGTTTTTTAATAACAAATCATACACCGATAAGGTAATGAATAAGTCTATCGATGATATGATAAAAGATAATGAAAGATGATAGGAAAATTAGTAGGTGGTTTATTCAGCAAAGTAGTAGATAATGCAGAAGGTATACTTGATAAAGTTATTACAACAGACAAAGAAAGAGATGAAGCAAAACTCGCTCTTAAAACGTTGCTACTCGAAGCTGAAAGAGAAGCATTCGCAAAAGAAGTCGAAGACAGGAAGAGCGCTAGAGATATGTACAAAGACGATGCACTTATTCAAAAGGTACTTGCATCGCTATTTACACTCGCGTACTTCGGTTTAAGCTTTATGATGTTTAGATACTTTGTGATGGGTGATCTAGAACTAGGAGAATTTGAGATAAGTTTTATCTCTACAATATTTGGTGCGATGAGCGCTAAGGTTAATACGGTTGTTGATTTCTTTTTTGGCGGATCGTCAAAGAAGAACGAGGGACAACAAGGAAAATAATTTTAATTTAATATAATATAATGGGAAAAAAATCAAAAACAATAGAGTTGAAGGCTAGAAAAGAAAAAATATCTAAAGAACATTTAGAAAGTCTTCAATCTATAGTAAATTCAGTTAACACATTACAGTTTAACGTAGGTAAAATAGAAGCTCAGAAGCACGCTGCGCTTCATGATTTAGCGGCAGCACAAGACAAGATAGCATTAATGCAGCAAACTCTTGTTAAAGAGTATGGTACTTTTGACGTTAATCTATTAGATGGTACAATAAATTGGCCTAGTGAAAATGGGGATACAAAATAGTGTTATAAGGAAAATTACCATAGGTAAGGATTATAAACATGATTCTATGCATTATGCCGTTGGTCAAGAGGTTTATGGAGGTCACACTATAAGTGATATAATGGAGGGAGAAGATAAGTATTCTATTTATATAAAAAAAGAAGATATAGTTATACCTTGGAAGGATTTTAACAAAAACATGGCTATATCAGTTGAGTATAATCTAGAATACTAATGAGAGCTTATAAAGATTTTATAATATCACCTATTGGTGAACGTTATAATAATTCTACAAAAGTTGGTGAAAAAGAGTTGATATTAAATACAGAGGTTTTTAATCACCAATATATAAATAGATTAGCAAAAGTAATCGCTACTCCACTATTATTTCAATCACCTTTAAATGTGGGTGATGAAGTAATAGTGCATCACAACGTCTTTAGAAGATGGCATGATATGAAAGGTAGGGAGAAAAACAGTAGATGTTTTTTTAAAGATAATAAATACTTTGTCACAGGTGATCAAATATTTCTTTATAAATCTAAAATGGGGGAGTGGGTGTCTACACCGGGATTTAGTTTTGTTAAACCACTAAAATCAATAGATGTTTTAAGTGATGAAGTAGAAAGACCATTGATAGGTGTTGTGAAATATAGTGACGGTTCTTTTGAAAGAAGTACTCTAGTTGGTTTTTCTCCAGGTGATGAATTTGAATTTATGGTTGATGGAGAGAGGTTATATAGAGTTATGAATAAATATATTACAATTAAATATGAATATCAAGGAAACGAAGAAGAATATAATCCAAGCTGGACACAAAGCGGTTGAAGAACTAATTAAGGTAGCTAGAGAAGAAATAGTCGATTCAGACGAAGATATATCAGCTGATAGACTAAAGAATGCAGCGGCTACAAAGAAGTTAGCCATATTCGATGCTTTTGAAATATTAAACAGAATCCACGAAGAAGATAGTATGTTGGAGGGTAAACCTATAGAAGAAGAAAAGAAGAATACTTTTAAAGGATTTGCAGAAGGAAGATCTAAGTAATGTATCAACAGACGTTATATAAGGTTGTAGAACCCGTAAAATCAAACACTATAAAAAGACTTAACAAGTCTAAAAAGTGGGAATATGGTTACAATAAAGAAAATGATATTGTTGTAATATCTAAAACCGGTATGATAGGTGAAATCCTTGAAATACAGGGTTTTAAAATAGCTTTACCAAAACAACCTCAAAAAGTATATTCTTGTAGCAAAAACAAAGAAGAGCAGAAATGGAGACAATTCCCTGCTAACCCAGATTTTAAAAGAATAAAAACAGTATTTGATTGGCAAGATTATCCAGATGATTTTAAAGAAAAACATTATGGATACATAGATGAAGAGTTTAGAAGAAGAGAAGAGGGATTTTGGTTTATGAATAATGGTAAACCAACCTATATAACTGGCACACACTACATGTATCTACAATGGAGTAAGATTGATGTTGGTGCTCCGGATTTTAGAGAAGCAAATAGATTATTCTTTATATTCTGGGAAGCTTGTAAAGCAGACAAAAGAAGTTATGGAATGTGTTATTTAAAAAATAGACGTTCTGGTTTTTCTTTTATGAGTTCAGCTGAAACGGTTCATCAAGCTACATTAGCAAGTGATAGTAGGTTTGGTATACTATCTAAAACAGGTGCCGATGCTAAGAAGATGTTTACAGACAAAGTTGTTCCAATTAGTTTAAACTACCCGTTTTTCTTTAAACCAATACAAGATGGTATGGATCGTCCAAAATCAGAACTAGCATATAGAGTTCCAGCGAAGAAGTTTACTCGTAAAAAAATGAGAGAACGAGAGGAACAAGATGATATGGAGGGTTTAGATACAACTATTGATTGGAAAAACACAGGTGACAATAGTTATGATGGAGAAAAGCTTTCTTTATTAGTACATGATGAGAGTGGTAAATGGGAGAGACCTGATAATATAAAAAATAACTGGAGAGTTACAAAAACTTGTTTACGACTAGGTAGTAGGATTATAGGTAAATGCATGATGGGATCAACAAGTAATGCATTAGATAAGGGTGGAGATAATTTTAAAAATCTATACTATGATTCAGATGTTACCAAGCGAAACAGAAATGGACAGACTAAGTCAGGGTTATATTCTTTGTTTATTCCTATGGAATGGAATTACGAGGGATTCATTGATGAATTCGGACAACCTGTATTCAATACTCCGAAAGAACCAGCACTTGATCCACATGGATTAGAAATAGATTGCGGAGTTATAGATCACTGGGATAATGAAGCTGAGGGATTAAAAGATGATCAAGATGCTTTAAATGAATTTTATCGTCAATTTCCAAGAACAGAGGAACATGCTTTTAGAGATGAGACTGGTAATAGTTTATTTAACTTAGTTAAAATATATGAACAAATAGATTATAACGAGGGTAATAGAAATTCATCTGTACTAACGCATGGAAATTTTCAGTGGATTAATGGTATTAAAGATACTCAAGTAACATTTAATCCAGATCCAAATGGTAGATTTAAAGTAAGTTGGATACCAGGGCAAAGATTACAAAATAACGTTATTTTAAAAAATGGCGTAAAACATCCAGGTAACGAACATATGGGTTCATTCGGTTGTGATTCATATGATATATCTGGAACAGTGGATGCTAGAGGATCGAAAGGAGCTTTACATGGATTAACTAAGTTTTCAATGGAAGATGCTCCAGCTAACACATTCTTTTTAGAATATATAGCTAGACCTCAAACAGCTGAGATATTTTTTGAAGATGTATTAATGGCATTAGTATTTTACGGAATGCCGCTACTAGCAGAGAATAATAAACCTAGGTTGTTATACTATTTAAGAAGAAGAGGTTATAGAGCTTTTAGTATGAATAGACCAGATAAGGTTTGGAATAAATTATCAATAGCAGAAAAGGAGGTAGGTGGAATACCTAACTCAAGTGAAGATATAAAACAAGCTCATGCAGCTGCTATTGAAATGTATATAAACGATCATGTTGGATTAGTACAAGATGGATCATATGGTAACATGTACTTTAATGACACTCTGAATGATTGGTCAAAGTTTGACATAAATAAAAGAACAAAGCATGATGCTTCAATAAGTTCTGGATTAGCGATAATGGCTTGCAATAGGCATTTATACAAACCAAATCCAGATAAAACTAAAACACCGTTAAACCTAAAGATATCAAAATATAGTAATAAAGGATTTCAATCAACAATAATAAAACAATAATATGGCAGAGTCTGTTATAAATTTTCCGTCACAAGCGGTTAGTGATTTAGAAAAACTTAGCGAGAAGTACGGTTTAGAGGTTGCTAGAGCTATAAAGCACGAGTGGTTTTCTGGTGCTACATCTAAGTTTACTGGTAATATAAATAATTTTCATAAATTAAGGTTGTATGCTAGAGGTGAACAACCTATTCAAAAATATAAAAACGAGTTATCTATAAATGGTGACTTGTCTTATCTTAATTTAGATTGGAAACCAGTTCCAATTGTTCCAAAATTTGTAGACATAGTGGTAAATGGTATGGCTCAAAGATCATACGAAATAAATTGCTTTTCTCAAGATGCATATGGAGTTAGTCAGAGAACTGAGTATATGGAATCTATGCTTAGAGATATTAGGGCTAAACAGTATAATGAATTAGCTAAGGCACAATTTGGAGTAGATTTATATGAAAACGATAGAGAGGTTTTACCAGACACAGAAGAAGAGTTAGCATTACACATGCAACTAACATACAAGCAAGCGGTGGAATTAGCGGAGGAGCAAGCTTTAAACGTTTTATTAGAAGGTAGTGATTATGACTTAATTAGAAGAAGATGTCTATACGACCTGTGTACTATAGGTATAGGTGCTACAAAAACCACGTTTGATTGGAGTGACGGAGCTAGAGTTCAATATGTTGATCCTGCAAACCTAGTGTATTCGTACACTGAATCTCCTTATTTTGACGATATATATTATATTGGTGAGGTTAAAGAAATTCCAATAAATGAATTAGTGAAAGAATTCCCTGAGTTAAGTGAGGAGGATATAAAATCCATAACCAACACATCTAGTGATCCAGCAAGCCCAAGAGCTAGTAGAGATAAAAATAAAATACACGTTATGTATTTTAACTATAAAACTCATTCAAATAATGTTTACAAACTAAAAAAGACAGGCACTGGAGCTGAAAAGGTTATTGAAAAAGATGAATCATTTAATCCACCACCTGAAATGGAAGGTGAATTTAGTAAATTAGAAAGAGTTATAGAGTGTTTATATGAAGGTGTTTATGTTCTTGGAACAGATAAGTTGTTAAGATGGAGAATGGCACCTAATATGATGAGATCGGAATCTGATTTTAGTCGAGTAAAAATGAACTACCAGATGGTTGCACCTAGAATGTATAACGGTAAAATTGAATCT